CTATGCCACGTTTATCACTTTACAAACCAGAAAAAGGTGCCGACTATAAATTTATAGATCGCAATGCTAGCGAGATGTTTCAAGCTGGCGGTACTGATGTTTATTTGCACAAATATTTAGGTACTAATAATACTGCTGAAAATGCCACTGCAGACAAACCAGTATACGCCAACACTAGTGTCACAAACATACAGGATTTACTATTCTTAGAAAATCGAGATAGCACATATGATAAAGAAATATACAGAATCCGAGGAATGTATAATGTACAAAATATTGACTTTAATTTAAGTCAATTTGGCTTGTTCATCGACAACGATACACTTTACATGACTGTGCATATTAACGATTTTATCAAATATATAGGTCGTAAACCGATCAGTGGTGATGTAATAGAGTTGCCGCACTTGCGTGACGATTTTGCTCTTAATGATTTTGACGTAAGTTTGCCACGCTACTATGTTATTGAAGATGTAGGGCGTGCTAGTGAAGGATTTAGTGTCACATGGTATCCACATTTATATCGATTAAAAATTAAAAAGATTGTTGACAGTCAGAAATATGCAAGTATCTTCAATGAACCAGCAAAGGATGCTAACGGTGACCCTACTAACCTGACACTAAGAGATTTATTGAGTACATATAACAAAGAGTTGTCTATTAATGATCAAGTAATTGCACAAGCGGAAGCAGATGCTCCTAAGAGCGGTTATGAAACTCGTCAATACTATACACTTGCTGTTGACCCAACGAATGGAAAACCTGTATTACAAACATCTTCAAGTTCAGAATTGCTGGCTAGTAACAATAGTTTAAACACTGGAGCTGGTGTACAGGATGGTGTGCCAAAACGTAGTGGGTATGCTGGTTACTTGTTAGGTGACGGTTTTCCAGTTAACGGTTACGAATTTGGATTTGGAATACAATTTCCGGCAAATCCTGCTCCTGATGATTTTTTCCTTAGATCAGACATGATGCCTAACAGGTTGTATAGATTTGACGGGAAGCAAAGTGCATGGATTGCTGTAGAAGATGCTGTAAGAATGACTATGACTCAAACTGATACGAGAGCAACACAGAAAACTGGATTTATTAATAATGATTATTATACGTATAATGATGCTGTAATTTCTGATTACGCAAATTTAGATGTAGGCACCACTTCTATTAATACATTGATACCTTTTAATACTAGCGCTGTTTACTTGGTGTTGAAATATCAAACCGATGTACAAGCATTAGAATATGTAATTTCAGATTATCCAAACTTATTTACAGTGTACCAATATACCAGTCCTACCGGAGTTCAAACTAATAATGTGCAAATTAATTTACCTGTAATTAACAATGTGCAACAAACCATTCCATATGCTGGGCAATGGACTATTACACTATATAATGCTAGAGAAACACAAAAACAAAGTCTTAGTAAGGCACTTAAACCAAGGGCAGATTTATAATGGAATTTTTCTACGACGGACAAATTAGACGATATATTACACAGGTAATTCGTGTGTTTAGCAATTTTGTAGTACAATATGGCGATGGTACCTTGGTTCGTATTCCAGTTATGTATGGAGATGCTGATCGTCAAGTAGCTAGTATTATTAGAAATAATAGCGAAAACAAAGTCAGCAACGTTCCACGAATAGCTGTATATGTTACCCAGTTGGCGTTAGATAGAGACAGACTTGCTGATGCAACATTTGTAAGCAAAGTTAATATTCGTGAAAGAGATGTAGCCGGTGGAGCTTACACACAAAGTCAGGGTAGAAACTATACGGTTGAAAGACTGATGCCTACACCTTTTAAACTAACCATGAAAGTTGATATTTGGTCAAGCAGTACAGAACAAAAGTTACAAATACTTGAACAAATTTTAGTGTTGTTTAATCCTAGTTTAGAATTGCAAACTAATGACAATTATTTAGATTGGACTAGTCTTAGTGTGTTGAATCTTAATGACATTAATTGGTCAAGTAAAACTGTACCAGTCGGCAATGATACACCAATTGAAATTGGAACTTTGACTGTAGATACACCTATTTGGATAAGTCCTCCAGTTAAAGTTAAACGTCTTGGCGTTATTACAAAAATTGTTACTAGTATGTACAATAGTTCTGCTACTAGCAATAGCACATATATCGAAGGATTAGGTGCAGATCCTATAAGTCCAACTACTTCTTTCAGTGATTTTTTAGATTTATCAATTACTACTATAAACAATTATAAGATAGAAGTATATGGATCACAAGTAATTGCTTTACATCCAGCAGAAAGTTTATATCCAAATGAACCTACAATAGATGCAACACCAGTACGTCAAGGTGCACCAATTAACTGGTTAGAAATATTTGCATCGGCTGGAGGAAAATATATTGCTGGAAGCAGTACAATTTATCTACAACAACCTAACGGTTCATTTGTAGTAGGAACATTTGCAATTAATAGTTTAGATAACACTAAGTTACAAGTTAATTGGAATCCAGATACATTGACTACTAATACTGGTATTGATAGTCAAGGAAATCAAGAAGGCAGCGAACATTATAATGCATCAACTAGTCACAGACCCAATAGCCCTGGAACATTTGATGCTATCATAAATCCGCAATCGTATACTCCTGCAAATTTATCTGTAGGCACACGTTATTTAATTATAGAAGATATTGGATCTGCTGGAAATACCACAGCAGTATGGGGAGCGTTAGTAGCGGTTGCTAATGACATTATAGAATGGGACGGTTCTCGATGGAATGTAATTTTTAATGCTAGCCAAGAAACTACTAGTATGATATGGCAAACTAATATATACACAGGAGTTCAGTACTTATGGAACGGAGTTTCTTGGGTCAAGAGCTACGAAGGTGAATATACGGCTAGCCAATGGAAAATAGTACTATAAAAGAACAAATTGTATGTAGTGGTGCATTATTTTATGCCAAGACTACTGGCAGATTTTTGCTACTACAAAAAGCTCACGGTAAACACGAAGGTACTTGGGGGTTAGTAGGCGGTACTACTATTGACGGAGAAACTCCATGGGAGGGTCTTCAAAGAGAAATAGTAGAAGAAATTGGAATCATTCCTGACATAATCAAAACTATTCCATTAGAAACATTTGTTAGTAACGATCAGGTGTTTAATTTTCATACTTATTTGTGTGTAGTAGAAAAAGAATTTGTACCTATACTAAGCAACGAACATCAAGGGTGGTCGTGGGCAACTATAGATCGCGCACCTAAACCGTTACATCAAGGTCTGCGCAATAGTTTTAGTAGTAAAATTATTAGAACTAAATTACAAACAATATTTGATCTAGTTGAATTGATATAATAAAAAAGCCGCATATAGCGGCTTTTTTGTTTTTACGCTTGCGCTTCACCCCAACGTAGAATTAAGTTCTGGTTAAGCGGAGAACCTTGTGTAATATATGCATTAATAAACAATGCATCACAACCATTTGGATATGTGCCACGACCACCAATTGGAGTATTAGTCAATTCTTTAAAAGGAGTTAAATCTAACGAATCCTTGTTAGCTGGAGAATTAACATATGAGAATACAGTTTCGCCTGGTAATGCATATGTACCTCGACTAAACTGAATAATTGCACCGCTTGTTTGCGCAACTAATATTGTTTGATTAACAGTAATTGTTGAAGAACTAATTGACAAAACTTTAGTTAATCCTTGCAATGCTGCGGTACTATTTGGAAAGAATACGTCATCACCAACTTGAACACCTGCAACGCTAGCAACTGTAAATTGTGTTGCGCCAACACCTGGACTACTTGTAATAGTTGTTGAGTTTGTTACACTGTTATTGAATACCATGCTTGCACCTGGAGCAACTTGACTGAAACTTGGTTGTCCCGTTGGATTAACCGCACTACTTAAACTATTCCATTGTATATTAGTCAAAGCAGGATAGTTGCTAGGATTTAATACACCTTCAATAACAATGGCAGTATTAGCATTAGTTGTGTTACCCGCACATGATTCAAGTGTTTGTAACAAGAACGACGCACGATTAATAAGTTCACGTGCTCCTAGATCGCCTGGCAACGCATTACTTACACTAGGACTTAAACGTACAGCAAACGCTGTGGTCTTTTTAGTCGAAATGTTAACGTTGGGCTGACTATAGTTGAAAATATATGAACGGTCTGAATCAAATCCGCCGTCTTCAATAAATGCACTACCCCAGTGGCTAACAATTGGACTTGCACTTGGCAATATCAACACTACTCCAGTATTTGGAGTATGTGTTGCAACTGGTCCACCTAAAAATTGTCGATATCCACCAGTTACCCAAGGCACAATTGGTTGTGTTCTTGCACAGCCAGTTAATGCATTGATGTTCATGTAATAACTAGTATTAGGCGGAGTAAAAATAGCCTGTACCATTACAGTACCACTGCCGCCTGCTGTTGTTGGGTACGAAGTACTGAGTTGTAAAATATTTCCAGTAATGCTAAAAATATAATATGTTGTATTATTTGCAAGATTACCAAATGTGTACGCATTAGGATTTGTAAACACAATTGGCATACCAACATACATATTAGCTGTGCTAGTTACAGTAATTCCGTTGACTGTCGATAATGTAGCTAGTGTATTTACTTTACCAGTATATGTAATTATTTCGTTATCAATGTAAACTGTAGCAGTATTTCCAGTAACTGGTGTTGGGAATGAACTAGCATCGTTAATTGGAATAGTTGTATCGCTAACTGATACGTTTACTGTACCTACAATATAGCTTCTAGCACTAGAATTTTGAACTTCATAGCGTACTGGCATGTTACCAGTACGCATCCAACCTTCATTATTCAAGTTGTTATTACGCAATCTGTGTACAAAAGTATAGTTACCTTTTGGATCTCGCATCATCCAGTCAATAGAGCCAGCACCATACCATGTCCATTGCATACCAACCATCTGCATCTTGTATGGAATGCACTGGTATCCGCTGGCATTGTAAGGACCATTTGATCCATCAAATCTATCTAAATTCCATTGACTTTGCGGAATGATACGATCAATAGTTTTAGTAATCTTAATGCCGCTTACGTTTGCATATCCACGATACTGAGGATTAACATACATTAGTGTGTCGCTAACTACTTGTGTTACTACATGGCTCATGCCTCGAATAACAACGCGATCACCTACCCATAATTGGCTTGTAAAACGTGTGTTTAAACCAATGATTTGACCTGACCCGATAACAACTGATATAGTACCAGCTAGTTGGAATGTACTTGCACGTTTTACTACACTAATAGTTTGACCGTCGTATTGGAAAAATACGCCATTTTGTTCATCAAATGTACCACTGCGTACTACAGCACCGTACCAGCTTGTAATACTCACTAACGTTGGATCTGATATAGTTGCAGCTAAAGTAGCTAGACCTGAGTTTAAAACTCCATTGGCAACAACTTGTAGTGTACGTTCATCAAGAATACCTGCTACAACATAATTTCCGTTATATCCGTTAGTTGTAATTCCAGATAAATTAAGTCCAGCACCAATTTGGCATCCATGGTCCACGTCATCTGTTACAATAGTTATAACAGCAGCTGCCGTTACCACTGATCCACTCACTGTTCCTGTACTTCCCAATGAGATTGGCACATTAGCCACTTGATTTGCTAAACTTGATGACAATGTAATAGTGGTTGAATTAGTTACTGTCATCACAAAGTATGTGCCTGCAGTAAATCCTGTAGAAGTAACTAATGTACCCGAAACAATAATCGCCTGTCCTACTACATATGTACCACTAGTAATTGTGGCAACGCCTGCTGTGGTAATATTAGTAATGGCCAAACCTGTAACATAAGTTGTATTAGTTGATGTTACTTGTCTGACAAAGTAGTTAGGAGCCATTAAAAAACCAGTGTTAAAGTTAATAGCTTTACCTGACTGATAACGCATATACTTTTTACTCATACGTATAGCTTGTGCATCGTATGTTGGTAATCCTGTTCCTAATTGTACACCGCCATCAAATGGTCTATGTGTATAAAAACTATCTGGTCTTGGATACAATGTAGCAATAACACTTCCGCTTATTAATCCAACACCACGTGCTGTGTAGGTAAATGTGCTAGGTGTAAGTACTTGTTCTACAAAAAATGGTCCGGTTAATAATATGTTATTATTAAATCCGTTATCCGATGTGCATAATACATTAATAGTATGTCCTGGTACAAGTCCGTGTGGGCTATATGTATTAACTGTAATAGTAGCTTGAGTAGATACTCCTGTAATAGTCGCACCACTAGCAGTACCTGTACTAGTACTGATAGTATAGCCGCCAGTACCGCCAGTACCGCCACTAAATGCTGTAATTACTGTACCACTAGGTACACCAGTACCGCTTAGTCCCATTCCAACTGTTAATTGTCCTGATGTTACACCGCTAACAGACAAACTGTTACCTGAAATAGTTCCTGTTACTACAGCTGTCGTAGGTGGTGTACTGTAGGTAAATGTTGGAAGTCCTGCTGAAACACCCCATAAGTAGCCGCTAGCTCCTGTTACTGAAATATTAACACCAACTTGAGCACTCATGCTACCAGTTGCCGTCGATTGTACAAATGGTGTTCCACCGGGCGTTGCACTAACAACACAACTGAAAGCATCTAAAATTTGACTTACATAATAAGTTGTAGCTGTTAAATTACCAAATGGTGTTCCGCTCAGCGTAATTGGTTCGCCAACTATTAAGTTGTATGTACCGTTTACTTGTTGCCCTTGGAAAGTATATGGAGATAACCTAATGCTGTTAGTTAACGCATTAGTAGAAAGTACAGTAGTTGTATATGTGTTGTTAGTGCTGACTGTAATCTGTGTGCCAGACACAATGCTGGTGACATAATATGTAGTACCACTAGTAATGCCGCCGAAACTGGCGCCACCTGTTACATTCATATTACCGTTGACTGCTGTAGCAGATGGTACAAATACTGTTGCTAACCCGCTATCGATTGTAAGAACAACATTTCTTGTATCAACTACAGTCTTAATATAATACGTATTACCGCTAACAATTCCTCCAAAACCCGTGCCGCTAAAATATAAAGGCATACCTGAAATCATACCAACAGTAGTACCAAGTGTAATTGTTGATGTTTGTCCATTTACCGTAGTAGCAACAGCATTGGTAATGATTGAACTGAATGTTATAGCTGTTCCTACAACAAGTCCTGTGGTACTACTAACAACAACACTACCATTACCCACGTTAGTACCAGTAGCTGTTATTGATAATACAGCATTAATTGCTGCACCTGTGTAAAATCCGCCTTGACGTAGTTGAATAAATGCTGTAAAAATACTATCACCGTTATTAAATCCTACTTTACCTTTGGCAATATAGATAAATTGTGTAGCATTTAATACGTTATAAACAAGAAAACTGCCTTCAGCTCGATCGTACCCAGTAATAGCACTGTTAAATCCACGAATAGTGATTGGTTGTCCTACTGTATAATTATGCGCCGCACTTGTAGTAATTGTAATTTGACTTTCAGCTGTAGTTAGTCCGCCTGTTGATGAACTTGCATCTGTTGTTGCAGCTGTAACAGCCAAATCAGTTCCTGGAATTTCATAAATTGCAGGATAACCTCGCATTTGACTAATAGTCAACCACTTTGTAGGTTGCATACCGTATTCAAAGTCAGCGTCAAGTAACGATTGCGGAGCAGCAACACGAGTACGTTCAAACGCATCTGTACCCATTGGCCAAGGGCGAGTGGTTGTTTCTGCATTTTCTACAAAAATCTGGATAGCATCTGTGGACAACATACCAGTTAATACTAGCGAAGTAGCCAGTGTTATCGTAGTCGTACCGTCAAAATTATCTAATACTGTTGGATAGTTGAGGTCGTTATTTCTAGAAAAAGCAACAGTAGTTCCGGTATAAGTAACATCTGCAAAATTATAAAGAATCGTGTTTTTTGTGGTATTTGTAATGACCAACAATTGTTGCAAATCCCATTTTCCAGGAACTTCAATGGTACCCAATGCTGGGTTAAAAACGTATTGTCTAAGTTGGGCTTTTGCCATTTAATAATTCTCCGAATCTTTCTATGTGTATTTAGCTTAGGTTATCTGCCTACCTATTTTACTGTCCCATACTGAAAAAAGACATTGCAATTGCAATTTTTTCAGTATAACGTTTAGTTGAACCGTAACTTCTTTGAAAACCGTTCCAAGTTTCATCAGGTGCAGTATGCGTCACTTGAGTGAAAAAACTTGCAACAGGAGTTTTAGATCCTATAATCATATTATCAATAGTTCCAACAGCTTGTGGATTTATAGTGACTATACCGGTATTTGGTGATATTACACCGTTTACAGTTACTGCTGTAGGACTGATAGTTATATTTTGTTGAGAAGTAACAGTTATGTTACCCACCATGTTGGTTTGGACACTGCTAGTACCTAGCGTTAATACACCTAATGGTGCAATAGTAGCTAATCCGCTAGGTGAAATACTTGCAGTGCTATTTGTACCAGATACCGTTAAATTGGAAAATGTTCCAGCTGCTGGTGTATTTAAACCAATGGTCATATTATCAATTGAACCTTGCAAGGCAGGTTTAATTGTTGATATCAGTGTACCGCCTGTTAAGTTCAAATTTCCAGTAACAGCTAATGTGCCGCCTACTGATAATCCAGTAAGAACTCCCGGGATTGAAGTAACAGACGATCCTAATGAAGTTTGAGTCAATAAAGGAACACCACTATAGCTAATATAAGATCCGGCTGTAAGTTCTATGCGACTGCCAGTAACTGTAACTGTTTGAGTTATTAGATTTCCAGCATTATCGACAATAAAATACGGACTTTCAAATCCATAACTAGATCTTAATTGTTTGACTACGTTACCCATATATGTTCTCTATTATGATAATGCTACACCATAGGCTGCACTTAATGCGGCAACATAGCCTTTTGTTACTACAGAACTACTGCTAGTAGGTTGAGTGGTAGTTAATGTAATAGCTGTAAAGTTTGCGGTTGACGGAGTGTTTACTCCAATGTTTACATTGTCAACTGTACCTGTAACCGCTGGATTAATAATCACTGTACCAGATCCCGATGGACTAATTGTAACGTTGCCGCCAGCAGGAGTTAAATTTACAGCACCTGTAGCAGTTAATGTTGTAAATGTGCCTGCAGCAGGAGTAGTCGCACCAATAATGATATTGTCTAAATTTCCAGTTGTTGTCGGAGCCAGTGTTAACGTTCCAGATACGGTAAAATTTGTGACAGAAAAATTAGTACTATTAAGATTAAATGTTAAAGTATTTGTAAGTGGATTAGTAGTAACTACTAATGCTCCTGTCCCCGTTACATTTAGTGTGTTATTCGTAGGAGTTAAACTTATAGGGTTTTGTCCCGGTACTGCTATATATGTATATCCATTCATTAAATTGCTCCCATTAGTAGTCGTCCTTGTATACTACCTAACGATACTAGTTGTGTGTTAAGGTTTGGCGCTGCGCTCAAAGTTAATTTATTGAAACGGCCAGTACCTGGTGTGATTGATCCAACTTTCATATTATCCATACCACCTACTACAGATGCAGGTGCAATTTTTAAAATTCCAGCTCCTGATGGACTAATCCTTACAGCTGAATTATTTGAATTTAAATTAGCTTGTACGGTGGTTACTAGTGTGTTAAAACTGCCAGCAACTGCTGTATACTGTCCTATAACTACATTATCCGATGCCCCTGAACTGATAGTAGATGTTATGGATCCTGTAACAGATAGTCCTGGCAAGTTTGCTAGATTAAATGTAATAGTATTGTTTACTGGTGCTGAAACAATGCTTATAGTTTTATCAGTATTTGCAAAATTTACTGAATCTAAAATAAATTTAGCTGATAATGTTGTATTAACAGGAACAGCAATATTACCAATGTTGCTTAAAGTAACACCCCCAGAATCGCTAACTTGCATAAAACCATTGGTAAGATTAGAGTTGTTCCAATTAGCCAATACTCCATTTTCTCCGCCAGTATTGTTAGACTCGCCTGTTATTTTTGGGGGTGCTAGTTGAGTCAATCTTTCTGAATACGTAGCTTTCCATGTTAGATATACACCAGTCAACGGTGTTATATTATCTGTAGAATATAAAGGACTTACTAGTAAACTTACACTTGAAGTATTTACAGTAGTACTAAATTGCACTAAATCTCTACCAGTATTTGTACGACCATAAACTGTTAAACTAGCTTGGTTAACTTTGGCCGTCACAATTACTGTTAATTTTTCAATATCGTCGGGGCCGTACTCTACAGATATATCATATTCTGCTGTGGTAAAATCTCCCATGTACCATGTGTCCAATACTGTGTTGGGGTACACCGGCACCGTTTCTCCTCTAAAGGAAAAATTGGCTCTATTTTTAAACTTAATAGTATTGCGCAAGCCCTGGGTAAAATAATCGAAAAAATTCATGTAGACACCATAGTATCATATATTTATGGCTTTGTTACCAATTCCGTTGCAACCAACCGCTAAAATATGCTAAATTATAGCATACTATAATTATAGGAAGATTTATGACCCAAAGAAACAAAGCCTTTTTTATCAACGGTGGCGCAGGAAGAACAATTTGTGCTATCCCGGCTTTAGAAAAATATGCCGAAGAAGTAACTAAAGATTTTTTAATTGTATGCGAAGGCGGAACCGATATGTTTAAAGGCCATCCGTTGCTATACAGCAAAGTATACGATCATTGGCACAAAAATTTGTTTGAGGAAAAGTTAATTCATATGGACTTGGTCAGTCCTGAACCTTATAGAGCATGGGAATATTTTAATCAAAAATGTTCAATTGCACAGGCATTTGATATCATTATTAACAACAAAGGTATCAGAGATTTGCCAAGGCCCACATTACGTCTATCTAATGAGGAAATGTTAGTAGGACATCAAATTACATCTGAAGTTAGAGAAAAAACCAAAAAAGAAAAAGTTGTAGTTTTTCAACCGTTTGGTCGGGGAGTAATTTCGCAGAATAATGTAATCATGGATCCAGGCGGTCGTAGTTTTGAAGGGTCAAATACAATCAGCATAGTTAAAAAACTACAGAAAAAAGGGTTTGCTGTAGTTCTCATGAGCGAAATTGGTATTGATTTTCAAAAACATGGTTGCAAAGATCCGGTTGCTATGCCACAAAATGTTGATTTAAGAAAATGGGGCGGTATTATTGCCAATGCTGATTACTTTTTAGGGTGCGATAGTGTAGGACAGCATTTAGCCTATGCTGTTGATAAACCTGGGTCAGTAGTATTTGGTTCTACGTTTCCTACTAATGTATCATACCCAGACAATGAGAAATTTGATTTATTAGATATGGGCGATACTATTAGACAATATAGCCCTATTAGAATTACTATGGATGATGTAGCAGATCGAGGTAATGATGGTATCATGCGTATGAATGAATTGCAAGAAGACGCTATTGTAGAATCTGTAATCAATGGTGTTAAAAAATGGGCCGATACTGAATAAACTATGGCAAGACTTTTTACATTTGGATGCAGTTATTCTAGTTATTGTTGGCCAAGCTATGCTAACTTGTTATCCTTAGAATATGATAATAAGTTAAATGGCAATTGGGCTATGTCAGGATTAGGTAATCGCGCCATAGTGGAACGACTAGCTGAAGCACATTGTAAACATCAATTTACCAAAGATGACACAATCATAGTGCAATGGAGTTCACATATTAGGCACGATTGGTGGCATCAAACATCCTTACCTGATCGAACAATAGGCTGGAAAACCTATGGTAGTATTTTCAATTATCACAATGTAAAATTGTTTGATAAAAACTGGGTAGATACTTTCTTTTTTGAACCTGCATATATGATGCATACATTTAACAGTATCATGCTAGCACAGTCAATGCTTGACAGTATTGGATGCCAGTGGTTTATGACTAGCATCGGCGACATTAGAAATATGGGTAACGATATTCGTCAGCATAATGACAAATACGGAGAACTTACAAATCTAGTTAAAAATGTCAATAAACCAGGATATGCTGTATATGCTATAACGCCAGAATTGGAAGTTTATAATAAACCTATATGGGAAGATCGAGCAGATAAATGGATTATGCCGCTAGAATTATTTGCACAAACTTGTTCTGAACTTACGTACAGTTTTAGAGATTCGAGAGGTACTCCATGGTTTGATTTACATCCTACCACTCGACAACACACTATGTGGATTGAACAAGAATTAAGTAAAAAGTTGCCAGTTTCTCAACGTGTAATTGATAGCGGATACGAACTAGCCAACTATATAGATTTAATACATAGAAAATACATAACTAACTTTGATGCTTTTCAGTTCGCACTTACGAAAAAAGAAAAATTTCCAAAAATTGTAGAAGAAATGATTTGGCCAGGAATAACACAAGGATTTTAATATGAAAAATTTAAGAAAAGACATCTGGATTGCAGGTGTTGCAAGAGGACACAATAGCAGTGTATGTTTACTTAAAAACGGAGAAATTGTTTTTAGTATCGAAGAAGAAAGGCTAAGTCGAAGCAAATACGATGGCGGTCCATTTGCGGCTATGTTAAAGATTTTAGATTATACAGATAGACTAGATTATCTAGTAATTGCACATACACAAACACTAAGAGAAACTGCAGGTAGGGTAGATTTTAGTGGAGACGATATCTATACAGGTCTTGCTAGAAAGTTAGGGCTTATTAGTCGCAATGAAAATCCATATAATCATCCCCAAGTGTTAGATTATAGTATACACCATCATAAATTGCATGCTGCATGTGCGTTTTATCGTTCAGGATTTGACGAAGCTGCAGCACTAATTGTCGACGGTGCTGGAACATTTATTCCACTTAATGTTTCGGGAGAAACTATTACAGGTTGGGAAACTGAAAGTATTTTTGATTGTTCGTATCCTGCATGGTTTGATACAGTATATAAACATATTGGTGTCCGAGGACCGATGCCTGGTGCGTATGTCAAAGAATTTGACAGCGCACAGTACGACGAAGTGGGCAGGACACATGAAGCATTTGTTACTGACAGAGCCGGTATTACTAAAGTGTACGAAGCTGTAACACAATATTGCGGATGGCAGTCGATTGAAGCAGGAAAAACTATGGGATTATTTCCGTATGGAAAACCTAATGATGCTATTCCGACATTATTTGATAAAACCAGTATCGCTCCTGTTGCTAATAGAAACATAATAGTTCCTACATATCCTAACGGTGCATCAGTTAACTATAATTTGTTTGAGTACTTACAAGATAAAGTAACAGACATGCCAGACGACGACGTAACTCTTAGAGATAATCGTAGAGATTTAGCCTATGCTTGTCAAACACAAACACAAGAACAAGTGCTACGGTTAATTAGACTAGCTGTAGAAAAAACAGGTCATAAAAAAGTGGTTATTTCAGGCGGGTATGGATTAAATTGTGTTGCTAATTATTACTATTTAGAACAATTAAAAGACGACGGTATTGAAATTTATGTAGAACCAATTAGCAATGATGCTGGAACTGCCATTGGTGCTGCTATATTGGCATTTAAACGATATGGATATCCACACATGCCAATTGATTATACCAAGGATGGATTATATTTAGGATTTAAATATGATGTGGATTTTGATAGTCTGAACAGTATAGTTCAACAGTACAATGCTGAAATTACAGATGCTACTGATAGCGATATTGTTGATTTATTAATGAATAAAAACATTGTATCCTTATATCAAGGACGTAGTGAAAACGGTCCTAGAGCGTTGGGAAATCGTAGTATTTTATTTAATCCGACATATGAAGATGGAAAAGACTATGTTAATAATATAAAACATAGAGAATATTTCCGTCCATTTGCTGGTAGCATCTTACAAGAACATGTACATGAATGGTTTGATTTACGTGGTATGCAAGATAGTCCTTATATGATGTATGCTGTAAATTGCCAACTAGGTATTGAAGAAAAAATTCCTGCTATTATTCACGTAGATGGTACATGTCGTATTCAAACAGTTACTGAAGAACAAAATAAACACTACTATAGTTTAATTAAAGCATTTTATGATAAAACAGGTATTCCTATTTTGTTCAATACTAGTTTTAACCTAGGTGGTGAACCATTAGTTGAAACTATTAAAGATGCTATACACACATTATCTAATAGTGAAATTGAATATCTGTATTTGCCAGAATATGGCAAATTGGTCAAAGTAGCTAATTAAAAAAAGGAGCGTTAAGCTCCTTTTTTATTAATGCCCTTCTGGCTGTACCATACCAGAATTTGGATTTCTATCTGGTTCTGGTCTGTCATGACCTATTTTTGGTTCATCAGGTCTATCTGGATGTATTGGTCCACTAATTTTATGTGATCCAGTAGTAGGCATACTTAAAAACTTAATTCCTTTATTGCCTTCTGTTGGTGTATTTTGTAATGGATCATCTAATACTATTTGTTTTTTAGCTGAATCTATTGAAACAACTTCAGTTTTGTGATCGAACAAATCTGTTACTAAATGATCTTGCATATCTAAGCCCATGCCAACTTCGATACCAGTTACATTGGTGACTTGAATAACTCTGTGTCCCTCAGTGTTGATAGGAGCAGGTGCTGTTAGATCTAAATCTACCCAAACATTTGATGTTGCTCCATGTAGTTGCGGCAATAATTTTAAATCTCGTTGATATAATACCCACTGATCCAAAATATCTGCTGGCATACTACTATCATGGTAATATACTTTGGCAAAATCTCCAATTGATCCGGTTGTAATAGCTACAGCTGGACCTCCTCTGCTAGTGGCCAGTTGGCATGCTGTTGTTGTTGGATTTCCAACAACATAAAAATTAACTAGATTTAACGCTTCACCAGTAAGCCCATTAATTGAAATTGTAGTTGTACTATCTGCACCGTCGATCACTACAATAGCATCATCGGGAATTGGATCCGGTTCTGCATCAAAATTAAGTGTTGTTGGACTACCATAAACTACATTTACTAGTCTAACAGGATTAGTTCTATGATTAGCATGATCTAGTACACTATTTCTCCAGTGTCTTAAATCGTGCCAATCGCTGTGTGGTTGTTGCCATGGGAATGGTTCTACCCAAGTTTGTGTTGTAGGGTTATATTCTACAGCCATTCTATTGTAAGCATGGTCTGGAGGCATATTATCATCGTGTGGGCGAGTGTATGTTGTACCGTCTGGTAATGTTTCTGTATGCTGAACTAGTGTTGCATAATCTACTTTACCGATCGGGTCAACTAATAATTGTGCAACCAATGGATTAGCTGCGCAATCTAATTTTACTAGATACTCGTCTGGATGTACCGGAAAATCCTCTGGATCCCATTCGGCAATCATATAATCACCATGGTATGTATTGGTTGCTTTTTTCATACGCAACCATACAAAATCTGGACCATTATATGTCCATGTAGCTGTTTTACCTAAAACTCCAGTTTGTGCTAGATATTCATCTGGAATTGGGTAAGTAAATGTTACTGAAATTTGTTGTGTTATTCCTGTTTTTGGCATTTTATTTTATCCGTAAGTTACCGAGACTAAGCCGCCACCGCCGTATTCACCACAGCAACAGTTATTAGCTGATCCAATTCCTGGTCTGCCACCGCCGCCTGGAAAGTATGGTCCTGTGCCCCAACTTGTACATCCGCCCCATTGACATCCATGTGGTCCTGTCCATGGTCCTGATACTGTAGCTGGTGCTACTGCTGCAAATCCTTGAGCTTTTGCTCCACAGAATTGTGTTTGGAGTTCACCGCCACTATAACCTGGCATTGTGATATCGCCTCCGCATGCAGAACTTTGACAACAAATTACATTACATCCTGTATAGCATGAAAAATATTGCCAACAAGTACTAATACTTTGGCAACCGCCTTGTGCGCAAAAATTACTTAATCCGTATCCGTTTACAAACGACACATATCCTGGACAACCTGTACAATAAGGTGTTGAAAATGTTGTACTACCTGCACAAATTGTATAGCCTTGACCTGCTAATCCACCAGCTGTACCGGCACACACTGATTTAACTGAATATGCTCCTGCGCCACCACCACTTCCAGACTGACAGCAACAACTTCCACCGCCGCCGCCGCCTCCACCCCAGATTTCAAATGTAACCCATGTTGTACCTGCAGGTGCTGTCCAATAACAGCACTGACCGCCATTTTGACCGCTACAATAACTTCCGTTATAAACTAAAAATTCTGTAGGATAGTTGGTAGAATATACAGGTTGATTAACTGTAAATGCTATATTTGCTAAACTTGTTGCCATATTATTCTATTCCGTTTATTTGTAAGTTATAATTACTAGGCCGCCAGCACCAAATGCACCACAATAACAGTTTCCACCGTTTGCAATAGCACTTGCGCCGCCACCGCCTGGGAATGTTGCGTAAGTATTATTCAAACTATTATATCCGCTGTTGTTACTACAGCTATCTGTTTGCATACGTAACCCTGTTCCGATATAAGTTGGTTCAGCAACATAACCGTAACCATCCCATGCACAACCTGCGCCATTATGCATACCACCGTTGACTCCGCACAATGCAAAATCAACGTTACACACACCTGCTTGACAAACAAAACTTAAACAGTTACACCAGTTACCATATGTTCCGCAACCAGTACATCCACCACCGCCGCCGCCTGCGCAGATATTTATTGCGTATGTTGAACCGCCTTGTACAAACGAAGTGTATCCACCAGCGCCGTTATTACAACATCCCCAACAACCAGAACTGGCTGCACACACTGTATACGATTCGCCTGGAACTACACGAGTTGTTTTTCTTCCGTAGGATCCGCTGGCGCCACTTTGCATTGGGCTCATGCAACAACAAGATGCGGCACCAGTGCCGCCACCGCCCCACATTTCAAATCTTACCCAACTCGCGTTAGCTGGAACTGTCCACAAACAACATTGGCCGCCGTTGCTTACACTATTGATGCTTGTATTATAAACATAAATTGTATTTAAATAGTTGGTAGTACTGGCGTTAATAGTCCAACGACTATCAGGAAAAAGCGACGATAATGAAGTTGCCATTTAAATATTACCCTTCTCTTGAATGGATTTTTGGATCTTGACCTAATGTCCACTTTCTTGGAGGCGATCCAGGCATTACTGGAAAACTAACTTTCCAAGGATCAACACCTTTAAATGTTTCTGGAAGATCACGTAATTTTTGACGATATTCTTCCCATGCCGCACGATCTTGTGGCGCACATGTTCTAACGTTCATGTCTGAACTTGCTAGAGTACTATCACGCCATTTTTTCAAATCATCCCAAGTAACATGCGGTTTTTTCCATGGAAGTGGTTTGACAAAATCTTGTGCAACTGGATCCCATGTAATTTCTGTTAATTCATATGTATGATCTGGAGGAGTTGGATCTGGATGACCATACCAAGTATTATCTGGTAATGCTTCTTCAGTATGTGGTAATTCACCATATACATAATCACTGTGTACCATGCTAGCTATCAACGGATTAACATTGGCATCGATGAATATCTTGTACATATTTTCAGGAGTAGGTACATCTTCACCGTTATCACCTTCGTGGTGATGAAATTTACTTATGATCTTTCCTGTTGCCTTATCAGCATATATCCATAATTTATCGTAACCACGATAAGTCCATGTAGCTGTTTTTTTCAAATTATTTGTTTGATACAAATACGCATCAGGAAGATCGTATGTAAACGTAACTTCTATCATATTTAACTCTGGTGGATTTTCCATTTTTAACCTCTTTTAACCGTATGTAATAACTATTAGACCTGCACCGCCCCATTGACCCCAACAGCAGCCGCCAGCACATGCTTGACCTGAACTACCAGGACCGCCTGGAAATCCAATTTGTTGTTGTGCGTAATAGTAGCAACCTGCTACAGTCATTGGTTGAGCGCAACTACTACTTCCAAACATCGAGTTTGGTTGATATTTTAAACTTCCACTTTTCCATGGATAGTGTTCTTGCGTACAGAAATTGTTTTCATGATCGCCGTTGTTTTGAATATAACCCATGCATAAGTCGCCGCATAAATTACAGCAACACATAATTCCGCCACAACAGTTTCCGTAACAACTTTGGCCGCCCATGTGTCCACAATAAGTACAGCCGCCTGCGCCGCCTGCGCCGCAAGCCACAACTGTACCAGCACTATTGGTTACAAAACTAGGGAATCCGCAACCTGCATTGAAACATTGACTACAACAACCGCTACCTGCAGCACAAATATTGTAGTAAGGACATATATTAGTAGAAACTGTTTTTTTAACGTATTGTCCTGAACCTGGAGCTTGTACAGGGCCTTCACAACAACACGACCCAGCACCATCTCCGCCAGCACCCCACACTTCAAACTGAACATATTGTGTACCAGTTGGGCAAATCCAGCAACAACAGCATCCGCCAGACTGAGTACCGACTCCAAAATACCCACCACAGACCATCTGTTGTCTAATTTTGTAGTAGGTTTTTGCGCCAGATATTAAATTTAAATTTACGAGTGATGTTGCCATATTTTACTCTTAGTGTCCGCCTAATAACCAACCGTATGCTGAGCTATAAATTAGTGTTACAGCACAATAGTTAATGTTTAATGTTAAACTGGTATTAGCATTAGCAATGTTAGCTGCACCGTTCTGTGCTATTGTAACGTTAGATGCAGCAAATGCACCTGTAGCATCAATAATTTGCACAGTATCTCCGTCTAATGCTGCTGCTGTAGGAGGTAAAGTTAAAGTCATACCGCCTGCAGTACAAATTACACGATCATTTGTTAGCATAGTGTAGTTAGTACCAGCGTTATAACGTATTACCGATTGTGCTGTTCCTGTTGTTGTGATATATCGTCCCATGTTGAATTCCTCTAGTAATTTATTTATCTTAATAGTTACGTTGTTGAAGTCTCAATTCCGTAGGCTACAAAACTAACTCCAACTGCACTAGATCTAACTAGGATGGAATTACCTGGATTTATAACCAATCCTGTACGTTCTAATACCCCGTGTGATAGAATTTCTGTTTCATATTCGATAAATTCGTTATTTCCAATCGTTGTGGTAGAAGTACTAATTCCTATACGAACTGATATTGCATTGTTACTTCTGTTGCACACTGATACTGTAGCCATTGTAAAAAACCCAGCTGGTGCTGTATACAATAATGTATCTGTTGCAGCTGCTGGAATGTCTAATACTCCAAATCGTCCTGTTGCCATGTTTAAATCTCCGTTATTTTATGATGTTGCTGTTTCTATGCCATATGCCACAGCATTAACACCAAGTAGGCTACTTCTAAATAGCACAGATTGGCCAGCTTGTAGGACAATACCAGTTCTTTCTAGCACACCATGCGCTGACAATATAACTTCATATTCAATAAATTCGGCTGCAGCAATTGAACTAGTTGCGGCACATGCTCCTAGACGTACTGTACACTCTGTATTTGTTCTGTTAACTAATGTTACAGATACTACTGCAAAATTGCCTGGCGGGCAAGTATACAATAACGTATCTACGTTGATTGTTCCAATATCTACCGCCCCTAATCGTCCTGTTGCCATTTTAAATCCTCGTTAATTTAGTAAGAAGTTTACAGCTAATGGGCTTCCATCTACCCCTGCTATAAAATACATCTTGTTTGCCACTTTAATCTGCACTTGGGTAGTAGTACTAATACTATTTCCTGCTATGTAAATTGAGCCAGCCGTTAGTGTATTTACATTCAATGAACTACCACCGCCACCAATTTGGCTACTAATATAAGATTTAATAGCTTTTTGTGTTGGTAAAATATTGTCACTATTTGCTGTAAAATACGGATCTGTTGAAAAACTAGTAATTGTAGCACTGTTATTGCCTAAACTTACTGATCCAATAGTTAAACTATTCAAACCAGCTACGTTGAACGCACTAGCATTTAGAGTAGCAGTACCAGTTGCTTGCTGTACGCTGAATAAATTACCAACGTTAAAATTGCCGTCTTGGTCTGTACTTGTAAAGAATACACGACCACCATTATTGCTAACTGTTTGATAGTTACCGTTAGCCACTAATAACGGAGTTCCTGGATAGTTGGTATTAGTAAAATTACCAGTACCAATACTTAAAAAGTCATGTCCTGTCAAACGCACTTGACTATACTTAATTCTTAATGTAATTGCTGTGCCATTGGCTGGTGCATTAGTTGTAGTTAAACTTGGATTAATTTGGAATTGTGCGGTATACGGATATAATCCGCCACCAGTTCCAATTAAGTTAGTTACTTGCACCAGTTTGTAAATAGTACTATTTCCATTAAAAATTATATTTGATCCTGCTACCGGTGTTGTATATATTCCAGCTACGTTAATGTAAGTACCTGGTTGATATATATCTGCAATTCCGTTAGTTACTACAGTTGCACTGGCTGTAGCGTATGCTAAACCTCTATTAGTAAATGTTGGATTTGCAATAGCGCCTGTTCCAGTTCTAACACTCCAGGTTGCACTAGTTGTTTGATTTGGATCAATAATTGTTACAGCAGGTGTGCTTGCATATCCACTACCTGGTTCAATCATCTTAAATGATGTCACTGCTCCACCGGCAACTGTCACACGAGCTTGTGCTGTACAACCTGTTGTAATTAAATTATATCCTGTTGTACCGTATGTCAGTACTACCCAATATGGAACACTGTTTGGATTTCCAAATGCTACAACGCCTGCAGATGCTGTAGTACTTAATGTTCTTGAAGTCCAGTAAATACCGTCTTCACTAGTAGCACAAGTAGTTGAGCCAGCATCGGTATTGGTTGCCATGAACAATCCTTGCGCATATCTTACCTTATTCCATGTTTGGGTGCTCGGTAATCCAAGACCGGCATACCATGTAATACCATCAAAACTATAAGCTGTAGCACTTGTATTAGCCGCAATTGCAACAAATTTATTCTTACCAAATGCTACACTAGTCCAGTTTTGACTGCTTGGCAATCCGTTGCTAGCTAACCAACCAACTGTTGGATTTGTACTGTAAGCAGATGTAGTTCCGCCTGATGCTATAGCTACCCAGGTAGCACCACCAAATGCAATACTTGTCCAGTTGGCTGTTTGTGGCAATGCTGCTCCAGTTGTCCAGCTAGATCCGCCATTTGTACTAATAATTACGCTAGATCCGCCGTATTGAATAGCTATAAACTGGCTAGATCCGCCATATGCTATGGCACTCCAGTTAGTAGTTAAGCCTAACGTGCCCGATGCGGTCCAAGTAACACCGCCATTTGTACTAATAGCTCCTGTGTTTGAACCGTTAGCAACTGCAACCCATGTACCAACTGATCCATTTGCACCGTATGCAACAGCTGACCAAGTTGAACTTGCTGGCAATGCGCCACCTGCGTTCCATCCAGAACCAGTGGTGCTATACATTGTTGATGTTCCAGCATTAGCAATAGCAACAAAGTTACCGCCTGCACCTTGTCCACTGTAGGTAAAGTTATTGATGATTCCACCAACAGTATTAGTTACTGTGATTGTAATATTATTAGTCGGTGTGGTTCCGCCTAAATTTGCACCTGCAATAGTTAAAGTATTACCAATTGCGTAACCAATACCGCCGGTTGCTAATGTTACTGAATATGCAATACCAGTTCTAGTGATATTAAATTGTGCACCGGTTCCTGAGCCGCCTGTAACACCAATACTTGAATATGTTCCGTTAATATCTCCGTATGCGCAATCTATCCATGTTCCAGATGTCTGAGTACCCAATACACTAGTGAATCCTGGACTTGTAAATGTAACTCTTGGCTCGATAATATAATTTGTAGTAACATCCAAATTAGCCAACAATGGCCATCCTGTAACTACATGATCCCATCCTGCTGGATACCATGTAATCGATTGACTTGTTGTAGTTGTTACAGCTAGTCCAGCTGTAGCATTCGAAGATGAAGCTGCACTAAACACGGAATTAGTAAACGTAGTCATACCAACTGCTGTTGTTGCAGTTGTTGTAACACCAACAGCATAGTATAGTGTGGCTGTATTTAAATTAGTTCCTGTAGTAGCACTTAGATAAAATGGCATACCATTATACATGCCTGCTGTGCTAGAAACTGTTATAGTATTTTGTGTACCCGTAATAGTAGCACTCGCTCTTGTTTGATTTGCGCTTACAATATAGTTTGCTGTAGCTGTAGGTGTTCCTGTAGCAGCTTGATTCAAACTATAAGTTCCTAATCCGCCTGGAATATAAAAACTAGTTGTACCAGATACGGCACCAACTAATGGCTGACTTAGTGTAACTGTTAATGCATTAAAATTAATAGCTGTTACAAATGTGTTAGCTGGAAGTCCAGATATTGGAGTAATAAACATTGCAGGAGCAATTGTTCCAATAGATCCAACAGTAAATGAACTCAATGTAAGTGTACTTTGCCCACTTGTGCCTGTTATTGTACAAGTTGCTTGCGCGGTAGATCCTGTAGCATTAATTTGTCCAGTAATATAAGTGTAATTAGTTACGCTACCACCACTTAGTAATCCACCTGTCATAAGATTACTTGCACTTACTGTTGCTGACAACAATGTGCTTGAAATATTAGTTACAGTACCTGCTGTAGGTGTTGTACCGCCTGTTACAGTATATGTAATACTAGTTTGGCTAACAATGCTTGTAACAACTACACTAGTTGGGCTACCACCATAAAGAGTACCTGTACCAGATGTTGCTGTTAAAGGCATACCAACAACGCAACTGCTAGTTGAGCTCATACCTGTAATAGTTGCTGTCCAAGGACCTGCACCAGTAATAGAACCGATTGTACCTGTTGTACTTACTACGCTACTTGCCAAACTTGATGTGCCAATTGCACCAGTTGAAGTTGCAGAAATGTATGTACCAGCTGTAATTGTACCTGAGCTAGTTAAGAACATGCCAGGAGCAAATGCAGAACCAGTAACTGCGCTAATTGGAACAAACACAGCAGGTATATTTGTAATTCCAACAGCTATAATTACACCAGTTGCACTAGATGTTGCTGTAGTTGTTGCTGAAATAGGCAATGTAGGAATAGTTTCTTTTGCAATTTGAGCAATTTTACTACCGTTATTATAGTTAGTGATATAACCAGTTTGTCCGCCGCCGGTACCGCCGATTAATACAATTCTTTCACCTACATATACTCCACTAATGTTTGTGTCAGTTGCAGCAATCGTAATTTGATATAATGTACCAGCTTGGCCTACGTTACTGATAATAACATAGTTTGCACCGCCAGTTAGATAACGTGTTTCAAATACCGCATTATCACGGAATTCATTACCAACTGTTGCCACATTATAACCGCCACTACTTGCAATATTAAATGTTGCTGTATTTGCTGTCTGTCCAGCATTAGTAAATTCTAATCTCCAAACTCTATTTACTGCATCGGTTAATACGTTTGCAATAATTGGATATGTATAACGATTGTTAACGGTTGCTGTTACAGGGGTTTCTGTTAGATCGTATCCTTCTGCAACAACTCCATAACTACCATATGAGCTGTTACCGTTAGTAGCACGAATTTTTGCACCAGCTTCTGCAAGATAACCAATTTGGTTATAGTACGAGAACACAGACACACACTCTGTTAACGCATTAGTTCCATATGCCCACACTCCGATACCGTCACTTAGAACTTGGGTAAAATCATTACAAACTATACTTCTATTACCGCCATTGTGTAATGTTCCATCAATTTTTAATCCAACACACCCGGTTCCGAATGTTGTCACGTTTTGTACGTAAGGAGATTTTCTAAAAATCCAAACGCTTGTATCTTGGGGGCCAACTCCTGGATCTAAACTAGTATAAGCGCCGGCTGTTGGTCGACTTGTACCATAGTTGCTACTATAAGTTGTTCCGCTTAAACTAGCACCAGTAAATGCAATATAAGTACCAGCTATAGCATTATTATAAGTTGTAGATAACGTTAATGTTGTTGTAGTTAATACACTACCAATATAATAAGTTCCAGCTGTAAGTCCGCCACCGCCTGTTCCTGCTACAATAAATTGATTTCCGGTTGCCATACCTGTAGTACTTCCTACAGTTATAGTTCCGCCTGTATTTGTTGTACCATATGTGGCCACTGTAGTAGCAGTAATTGATCCAGTACTAATTGCTACTGGAGTACCAACACTTCCAGTCAATCCGTATAACGTCATATTTCTAACACCAGAACCATTTCTGCAATAGAACATGTTTCCAGTTAAATATCCTGCTGTTAAACTTGTACTTGAAATACTCAAAGAACTAGCAGCACTTAATAATGCATCTGATCCAGTATTATAAATTGTATAAGTTCCAGCTTTACCTGCATAAAAGAAATATGCAGTAGTAGTATTTCCAGTGAAACTTGTAGTTAGTTCGTTACTTAATGTAACAGTAGTACCATTGACAGCTGTAACAAATGTATTAGTAGGTATTCCTGAAATAGTTGCACCATTACCAGATACAAACATACCAACTACAACAGATGCATTAGCTGAACTTAATGTAATATTGTACGATCCGCTAGTACCATTGAATGTTTGGCTTGTTGCTGATGATCCTGATGCTCCTGTTAATTGAGCTGTAATTTGTACAGGGCTTAATATAGCAGAGTTTCCAGTCAAATACATTCCTACAATGATGTTACCAGTTGCTGTAAATGTAGTACTTGTGGGATTACTACTTGTTAATGTTATATATGTACCAGCTAGCGCATTTGTATAACTAGTTGCTAGTGTTAATGTTGTAGCCGATAATACTTGTCCAACAAAATATGTTCCTGCACTAATACCGCCACCGCCTGCGCCAGTAATAACAAATTGATGTCCAGTTAATAGCCCAGTGGTATTTGCTACTGTAAGATAACCGCCTGTTCCTGTTGATCCATAAGTGCTAATACTAGTACTTGTAATACTAATATTAGATAAAATATTGGTCATAGCCGACACTGTTAATGTTCCAGCGGAAGTCGAACCAGTAAATGGTGCTGTAGTTGAAAGTGGTTGAACAATTACGCCACGCAATTCGTCTCCAACTAATGCTACGTTTTCTGGAACACTAATTGGTAGTACTTCATTGTAAGTTCCGTTCTTAATAAAGATAGTACTAGTAACTCCGGCATTTGCAGAAGGAATGCTTGCTGTACTTACATTAGTTAGTGCTGTTGTTATAATACTGATTAAACTAGTAATATTTGCACTTGCTCCAGCTTCTGCAACGTAATTAGTATCAATAGTTTGATTAATTACAGAACCTGCAATAGATCCACCGCTTGAATATGTTGCTGTAGTTAAACTTGCAACAGTCACACTAGAAGTTGACAAACTAATAACTTTGAATGATCCGTTGAAACCGCTTGGAGATACTCCGCTAATTGTAATAGTTTCGCCGATTACAAATGGACTATTAGTTTGAGTTGCAAATGTAAATGTAACTAATCCGTTCAATCCAGATGCACCTGTGATAGTCAAAGATGTAACAGCTCCGCTACCTCCAGTTGTGTTTTGATAGATAGTACCAGGTGCTGTATTTGCAATAACATTAGTAGTTAACAAGTTTGATAATTTGTTTAGAGCAGCAATATAAAATGCTGCTTGTGAAGCTACGTTAGTTGTAATAAATGTCGACGTAGATCCTTGTTGAAAAAATGCCAATGCAGCTGCTACAGTTTGACTGTTGCCGCCTCTTACTAAATCGTAGATTACAGCGTCAACAATATATCCTGCATCTCGTTGTGTTTTATACTGATCATAACTTGATGAAGGGCTGAATGGAGATATGCTGTTTGTTTTTTCATAAATCATCCAGTTATACATTTCGGCTATAGCCCAATTTTTATTTTGAGTTAACAAATAGCTAGTGTTAGGATAGTAAGTTCCATTTAACACTTGTTGACACGCATATTTTATAGTTTTCCAAGGACGATCTAATGTTTGACCGTAATTAGGTGCAGGGCTATCTACACCATTAGTGTTACTAACATAGTACACATCACTAATTAAACCAAAATATCCCCAAGATGGAAGACCTCCGGCGCTTACTTTTAAGACTTGCCCAACTGAACCAATTCCTAAACGGGTAGCACCTGTTGGACCATAGTATGCAATATCTCCCGAAGTAGTTAAAATACTTGTACTTGCACCCGCGGCAATTAAATTCCAATAAGTTCCTGTTAAATCATTTGGTGGACTGTTTAAAGAAGATGCAGTATGTGCTAAAATACAAACATAACTATTTGGTCCATAAACTGTAATATCACCTGCAACATATGCTGTACTAGTTATCCAAGTAGATGAGTATCCAATGAATGAATATGTTGTAATTGCACCGCCAGTAACCGTACCAACTGTAATTGTAATATCATTAAATGGTGATATACCTCCTACAGATGTTCCTAATATTTTAATAATATCGCCTGCGGTATAGTTAGTACCGTTAGCTGTTTTGTTTAAACTGTATACAGTTCCAGTTGATGTTACTGTAAACTGTGCGCCTGCTGCTGATCCGTTTGTTACTGTAACATTAGTTGTACTAAGACCTGTATAAGTTGCACCTGGAGCATTGAATCTAACCCCAGTATTTAAACGACTCCAATATGTTGTATTAGGCGGTTGATTGCCCGAGCTTGGAGTGTGATCTAAAATACATACATATGTATATGCACCGTTACGGACAACATTACCTACTCGATATCCAGTCTGGCCTGTTTGTAATCCTGTTGGACTAGTGGTCCAATCGCCTAACAATGTCCAACCGGTAGTGTACAAGAACCAATTATTTGCTGCCACAGTTCCAAACCCGGTAGCTGCAGACAGCGGGCCATTAGGAATAGTATAAGATACTTGTGTTGTAGTAGGAGTACCAGTTACAACCCATGTTCCGTTATAGCTAGATGGAACCACGTTAGCTACTGTAATTGTTTGGTTAGCCGTAAACGGAACTGAACCTTGTGTGGCATAAGTTAAAGTTACTGTGTTACCAACTGTGCTTGCAGCCGTGATAGTAATTGTATTAGGTGAACTTACATCAGTAGTTGGAACTACTCCTGAATTTTGACTTGCTGCAATATAACTAAAACCGCCGTAGGTAACCAAATCGCCATTTTGGTATGTTGTGCTACTATTCCAGGTATTGAAATAAGTTAATCCTTCTACAAATTTACTCCAATTAGTTTCGACAAATGTGCTATAACTAGTATGTGGAGTTGTACAAATATAAGTATCCGCACCATAAAGTACTATATCGTTAGCTTTATATCTAACACTACTTGAGCTCCATAAACCTAAGTAGTTAAAACCTTTGTGTAAATAATCCCAATAACTTTGATTTGCTTCTAGACCGCTAGTGGCTGAGCTAGCACTAGTATGTGCGGTGTTACATACGTATAAATATCCGCCGTATCTTACTACATCATTGACTCGATATGCAGTCGAAGTTAACCAATCTACAGTCCAAGTAAACCCATCAGCAAAAACAGTCCACTTACTTTGATCGTTTTCTAAACCTTTAGTACCGTTTGCTGATATTGTTCCTGTTGTTCCTGTATAACTTCCACCCAAAGCATACGTTACGTAAGTAGTTGTACAAGCTAGTACAGTAAATGTTCCATTAAATTGAGTTGTTGAAAAATTACTAACTGTAAGAGTAGTTCCTGCTGAATACGGCGCAATAGATTGTGTTGATGCAAATGTTAATGTAGCAGTCCCGCCTGTTGCTGTTGCAGACGATACAGAAAGTGTCGTAGTTGACGCACTACTTTGATGTCCTGTATTACATATATAAGTTTCGCCGCCATATTTTACTACATCGTTTGCTTTATATCTATAAAGACTTGCCCAATTACCTAACCAGTTGAAACTAGTAGCATATACGGTCCAGTTAGATAAATTTGCTTCGAGACCGGCACTAGTATCTGGACTTTGTCCAGAATTCGCAGAATTGCTACTTGTATGTGCAGTGTTACAAATATATACAATTCCACCATATTTTACAATATCGTTTACATTGTAGTATGTATTAATAGTCCAGTTACCAGTCCAAGTTGAACCATCTGAAACCTGATTCCACTTAGTAGGTATTGCTGATAAATCAGTAACAAAATTAGCCGATGCCGTATGAGCAATAGTGCAAACATAGGTTTTACCACTATTTCTTACTATGTCGTCTTTTACATAAGATGTTCCTGTAGTCCATGTGCCTTGCCATACGAAGCGCAATCTACCAAGTTTAAATTCTGCCATTTTATTTCATTCCTCTGATGTATTTATGTGAAATGTAAATCATGTTTTTACAATAATCCACTGTTACTGTTATTAAAGAAAATTTGAGCTATCATACTTCCATCAACGCCCTGACTTCCTGCACCTGCTTGTGGAAAATATGCTTTATTTGATATTTTCACTGCGGCGCCTGTTGTCGAAAAGATTTCATTTTGTCCGTTTGAAAGACCAACTGCAACTGTACCTGCAGTTAATAGTGATGTAAATGCATTAGAACCTCCAGCAGCAATGGCTCGTGACATATAAGATTTAATAGCTTTTTGTGTTGGAATAATAGTATCACTGTTTGCTGTAAAGTAACTATCTGTTGAAAATTGATTAATAATTACAGCGTTAGTTCCAACACTGAATCCACCAATTGCCAAACTGGTAATACCATTTAAATTAAACAAACTTGCACTAATTGTAACTGTACCAGTTGCTTGTTGAACTCCAAACAAATTACCTACTTTAAAATTACCGTCCTGATCAGTACTAACCACAAACACACGCCCGCCACCGTTGTATTGTATTTGCTGATTTTGTAAAGCAGTACTGATATCAACGTTTGGATAATTTGTTGTTCCAAAATTACCAGTACCAATATATAAAAAGTCATGTCCTGTCAAACGCACCTGACTGTATTTTACACGAATAGTAACAGATGTGCCATGCGCAGGTTGTAAACTATTATCAAGATTTATACTCAATTGGAATTGATATATGTTTGTTGACAATTGTGTAATTAATACTATATTATATTGTACAGCACTTCCTGCAATAACTAAGTTAGCTCCTGGAGTTGGTGCTACAGTTATACCTGAACAAATAAGATTTTGGGGTCCTTGTAAAATATCTGCAAACCCATTACCAGATACTGTTACAGTTGTTGTACTAGTTTGATATCCAGTACCTCTGTTTACAAAGCTAGGATTAGCTAATACACCAGTACCAGTTCTGCATAGAGTTGTTGCAAATGTACCTTGAGTGCCAGTCGCTGTACCAACTACTAGGATTAAATTATTTCCGCCACCACCACCTAGACTTGTTCCTGGAATTGTAATAGTATCACCAACAGCATAATTTGAACCAGCTGTAGTTATACTAACAGTTGTGTTAAGACTAGTATACGTTGTACCTGATCCAGTTTTATTGATAGTGAAAACAGCACCAGAACCAACTCCGCTTGTAGTTAATTGTGTAACATTACTGTATGATCCCGCGCTTGCAATACTTGTACCACTAACTGTAAATGTTGTAGTACCTTGTGCCAATGTTCCTGATACTACATTAGGGTCGTAAATAGTTAGTGTAGGAGTTGCAAGATAGCCGCTTCCTGGCTCTTGCATTTTAATAACACCAATTCCGCCAGAACTTATAGTTGCTCGAGCAAATGCTGTTGCTCCTGTTGCTATTGACACAGCAACACCGACATTGTTACCTGCTACAGTAACCCATGTTGGTGTAATATTTCCAGTAACTGTTGGATTACCAAATACAACGGCATTGTATGCTTGAGTGCTGCCTGGTAAAGTGCGGACAGTCCAGTTTAGACCGTCTTGGCTTGTCAAACATACTGAACTACTTAATCCTGTTGCTATGAATAATCCTTGACCGTACGATACACTAACCCAGTTACCTGCTTGTGGTAATGTGCTTGCATACCATGTAATACCATCTAAACTATATGCGGCTTTCGTTGTTGTAGCAGTTCCTACATTACCAGCATCAACTGATACAAATCTTCCATTGCCATATGCTACTGAACTCCAATAGGCACTGCTTGGCATGGTAGTACCAACCCAAGTAGCTCCGTTAGTACTGTATGCTGATATATTTGATGCTAAAATAGAACCGGTTCCTACAGAATAACCTGAAACAGCTACATATACTCCTGGTCCACTACCCCAAGCTACTCCGCTCCAAGCAGCAGGTCCCACCAAAGAGCCTGCAGGGCTCCAACTACTACCATTTGATGATGTAGCTGTTGTCAACCCATAAGTTGCTATTGCTAAAAATTGTCCTGCTATTGAATTATATGTAACTGCTGACCAGCTTGCACTTGTTGGCATAGATGAAGAACCATAAGTTCCACTTGAATAATATGCTGCAGATGTAGTTGTTCCAACAAATACAAATATATTATTACCGTATGCACATGCTGTCCATGTTCCAGCAGATAATGCTGTACTTGATGTCCAAGAAGTACCATTAGTAGATGTAGCTGTTAGTCCGGCATTATCTAATGCAAAATATAAATTATTACCGTATGCTACACTTATCCAATTATTAACTGCAATAGTCCTTGCAGTAGCTGTGAATCCTGGACTACTAAATGTTAAACGAGGTTCAATTTGATACTGTGTAGTAGTATCTAAAGTAGATACAATTGGAGTACCGGCTATAATATGATCCCATCCGTTTTGATTTGTGCTTTCTGTATAGATAGTTGCTAGTTTAGTTGATGCATTGTAGGCTTGGATATATCCATATTGACCAACACCTGTACCACTTATAATTACTAGACGCAATCCTACATAGTTAAGCGCAGTATTAGTATCACTGGTTGCAAGATAGATACTAGTAGTATTACCACCACTTGATTGATTACCTGCTGTAAGATAACCACTTCCTCCAAGTCCAAGACTTGATCCAGTTAAGTGTGTTTCAAAAATACCATAGTCTCTAAATTCATCGGCAATTACACTTGCATATAAACCTGCGCCAGCAAATGTATAAGTTGCAGAACTATAATTTTGTCCGCAGTTACTAAATTCTAATTTTAAAATTTTATTTTGTGCTTGCCCAGCAAATGCAGAATATACCTGAGCTTGGAAGAATCGATTATTAACAGAAGCCGAAATTGGAACTTCTGTAATATCAAATGTTTCAGCAACTACTCCGTATTTTCCATAAGAACTATTTCCGTTAGTAGCACGAATTTTCCCGCCAAGTTCTGCAAGATAACCTGCATGACAATAGTAAGAGAACACTGATACTAATTCAGTTAATGATCCTGGGCCAGTACACCAACAACCAATACCATCGCTTAATACTTGTGTAAAGTCGTTAGCAACAATAGATTTATTTCCGCCAGCATGTAGCGAACCGTCAATTTTTAATCCAACACATCCAGATCCAAATGTTGTTACATTTTGTATGTAAGGAGATTTTCTAAAAATCCAAGCACTAGTATCATAAGGTCCTTTACCAGGATCTAAACTAACATATGCACCAGCTGTTGGACGTTGTGTTAGATATGTATTAAGCGGGCCGAGCCCACCTGCTAGTCCATACAATGTCATATTTCTAATACCAGATCCATTTCTGCAATAGAACATATTGGCTGTTGTATATCCGCCGACCATAGTACTAGTAGCAACAGTTTGTGAATAACTAACAGTGTATACTCCAAGTCCTCCTGGTGTTCCAGACACTTGTGCAGAAATTTGAGTTGGGTATAACACAGCTGCTGCCGATATCCACATCCCTATAGCAATGCCGCCAGTTGATACACCCAATGTCGAAACAGTATATGTACCTAAAAGTGCAAATGTTAGTTGCGTCTGGGTACATGTTAGTACGGTAAATGTTGCATTAACATTTGCAGATGTACTAGTTACTAATGGTACAAATCCTGATAATGTAATAGAAGACCCGACAACGTAAGGTGCGGACGTTTGACTAGCGTAAGTTGCTGTAGCAATACCATTATTGACAGTAAATCCAGTAATATTAATCGATGATACACCGGATACTGTTAATTGTGATCCTGCAATAGTTCCTGTAAATGAAGTATTAATAGGGGAAGGTTGTACAATAGTATTACGTAATTCATCTCCTACAATGGCTGTATTTTCAGGAACAGTAATTGGTAGTATTTCGTTGTATGTACCATCTTTGATAAAGATAGTGCTAGTAACTCCGGTGTTAGTTGGAGGAATAACAGCAGTACTTTGATTAGTTAATGCTGATGTTATAATTCCAATAAGCGAACTAACAAGTGTATTTGATCCGGATTCGGCGGCAATTTGTCCGCTGTATGTTTGTGTTATGGCTGAACCTGCAATAGTTCCGCCGTTGATATAAGTTGCTGTCGTAGTTGATACATAACTTACACTAGTAGAACTTACCGCTGTTACTATAAATGTTCCATTATATGATACAGGGTTAACATTAGCAACTGTGATTGTTTCTCCAGCAACAAATGGAACTCGAGATTGTTGTGCAAATGTTAATGTTATCAAACTACCAGTCGCACTGCCGCCTGTTATAGATACAACAGCCGATGATGCTCCGGTTAATGCTTGATAATTTTGCGAAGGTGCAGATTGTGCTATTGCATTTTGCATTAAAGATAATAACTGATTTATTGCTGCAATAAAATATGTTATTTCTCCAGCAACATTAGAATTATAAAAATTATTTGTTCCTGGTTGGAAGAATGAATATGCAGACGCAACCGATTGGCTATTGCCTCCCCTAGTCATATCATATATCACACCGTCAATGATATATTCTGCATCACGTTGTGTTTTATTAGGATCATAAACAGCACCTGGACTAAATGGAGAGTTTGAATTTGTCGACTGATAAGTCATCCAATTATACATTTCGGCAATAATCCATTGCTTATTAATTGTTATCAATGTAGCTGCGTTTTGATAATATGCACCAGATTGCACCACTTTACAAGCATAAGCAATGGTTGCAAATGGTGCATTTAATGAAGTACCATAATTAGGTGCGTCAATTCCGTTAGTGTTACTAACATAATAGACATTATTAATATATCCAAAAGTACTCCATTGAATCTGTGTGCCTGTTGATTTTAATACTTGACCTACTGTGCCAATTGGCAGTGCAGTAGGTGCATTTGCTACATAAGTTGTAATGTCACCTTGATTAGTCATAACTTCAAGGTGATCACCTTGAATATAAACAGCCCAATAAGTATTAGATACATCTAACTGTGGATTATTAAAACTATTTGCAGTATGTCCTTGTATACATCTATAAGATGTTGCATAGTATGTTACAGTATCACCGATAACATAGACTGTACCTAATATCCATTTGTTTAACCAATAACTGCCTGATACAATCAATTGCCAATAACTTGCAGATGTATTTGGATCATTTCCAATGTTATCTGCAAGACATACATACACTTGCCCGTCTCTTCTGACTACATTGCCAACATAATATTGTGTCGTTAACGAAAAATCGCCATTAATAGTGTAACCAAACGTAACCAAAGTCCAATCAGTTGCATCGGTACTAGGAACTTGTGCTGTGTTATTTGTATTACTATAATAACTGTATCCGCCGTATTTGACGATATCGCCTGGCGCATATCGTGTATTTACATCCCATGGATTTCTATATTCGAGACCTGGAGCATATATAGACCATTTGCTAGCATCAAACAATATCCCAGATGTGTGATATGTTGTGCAAACATAAGCATTTGCTCCATATTTTACTACATCTTGAATTTTATATCTAAAACTACCACTCCATGATGATTTATAATCAACACCTTGCGCTACAACTTGCCATGAATTAATATCATTTTCTAAACCTAGAGCAATAGTACTTGCACTAAGATGTGCTGCAATACAACGGTATACAATACCACCATATCTTACAATGTCATCTAATTTATAGTGTGTACTAACTGTCCAATCGGTAGTCCATTTATCAGTATAAACAAGTGTAACCCATGAACTTTGATTTGCCTCTAGTGCCAACTGACTTGTGCCTGTAATAGTGCCGCCGTTTGCTGCGCCAGTTGTTGAATTAACATATGTGACACTTGAAGTTGTACATGCTGTAACTACATAAGAACCGTTATATCCGCTCACAGATACACCGGCAACTGTAATTGTACTACCAACTATAAATGGTGCAATAGCTTGAGATTGAAAAGATAACGTAACTGATCCACTAAATGTCGATACCGTTGTTACATTAATATATGCAATAGCCGGAGCACTTACGTGTGCTACAGTGCATCTATACTCAGTACCGCCATATTTTACAATATCGTTTAATCTATAAGTTGTGTTGTTGGTCCAATTGCCGCCAGTCCAATTATCTGTACTAGCATATACAGTCCAATAAGGTTGATTATATTCTAGACCAACTTGGCTTGTACCAGTAATAGTTCCAATAGTCGTTAATGCTGAAACTGAAGAATTGGCAAAAGTTACAGATGATGAACTGCAATTTAAAACAGTATATGTTCCATTATAACTATTAGGAGCCATACCAGCTATAGTAATAGTTGATCCTACAAGATAAGGTTGCAATATTTGATTAGCAAACGTCATAGTTACGTTTGTGCCATTTCCTGATACACCTGTAGGTACAATTGGGTTTGATAAATTAACGCTAGTATGCGGATAATTGCAAATATAAATTAAACTATTATATCTAACAATCATTCCTAAACTATAGGCTGTATTTGGTTGCCAATTTCCTTGCCATGAATAACCGTCAAACCATAATTGCCAATAAGGATTTGGTACGTTAGGTAGTACTTGTGTATTAATAGTATTTAAATCTGCATAGAATCCAGAGTAACTGACTCCGTTCCAAACTGTAGCAACAGCTGGTCCAGTTACTGATCCCGAAGCACCAGTGTATGTTCCTGCTAAATTGTAACTAACTGTGGTTGTACTAACATTATTGATAGTTGTAATTGCACATGTTGTTACTATAAATGTTCCGTTAAATGCTGTTTGCGTAAACCCACTTACTGTAATTGTTTGCCCAACTAAAAATGGTGCTGTTGGAATTGTTTGTGTTGCTGTGAAAGTTAATACCGCAGTACCACCTGATGCAGTCGCACTAGATACTGTAAGAGTTTGTGTAGGACTAGTACTTGTATGTCCCACTAAGCACACATAACTTTTTCCATCGTATCGAACAATATCATCTTTGGTATATGTGGTACTGCCAGCCCAAGTACCTTTCCATGTAAATCTTATTCTGTCTAATCTAAATTGAGCCATTACTATTAACCTTTAATTTTATGGGTTTGTTGAGTATGTATATGTTTGATTTACTCGTGCAACAAATTCTCCGCTAGTAGGATCTAGATAATAGTTAATACTAATGTCGTCCCATCTAAACTGTTCGTAATTTAAATTTGCATTTATCAAATTATGATAAACATCTCTACCTTCAAAAAAATCAACACCTTCATCAAATGATAATAAATTACCGTTTTGATCGCCAGGGTTATTTATAAACACGCTATCTGTTCCAGTTAATTGATCAACTTTTGTCAAATATAAATCACCTTGATCTGTTCTACGAAGGGCGTAAAAAAATCTAGGTCTGCCGCCTAAAATATCAGTTGATGGTGTGTTTGATCCTACATATGACATAATTTTATCCTTAACTAATTTCTACCCAGCTCATTACCAAATCTAATGTATTAGAAATATTAGATGTTACAAATACATTATTGGCATTACCTAATACTAATTTTTCTCCGTTAGATACTACTCTTAAACTTTGATAAGCAGGTACTGGAATATTTCTAATATAATATGCTGTTGTTCCTGCTAGAGTGTCTTGTAGTTGAATAGTTGCTAGCGTTGTCTCTGAACTTGTGTTAGTTAAACTAAGCCCAATAACTGTTGTAGTTGCCGAAGAATTAGAAGTTAATATAGTATTCACAATAGTACCGCCGGTAGCTGCACCAGTAGTTGAATTTGAATAAGTTACACTGCTAGTTGTTGCACCAGTTACAATATAACCGCCATTATAATTTAATACACTAATACCTGAAACATAAATGTAACTACCAACAGCATAAGGAATTGCTGTCTGAGTTGCAAATCTTAGTGTAACATATCCCGTGCTAGGACTGCTGGCTGTGACACTAGTTACTGTTAAAGTTGTAGTAATTCCATTTATACTAGTTGCTAGTCTATTTTTAAATACTGTTGTCATTTTTTATCCAAAAGTTAATACAGTTGCTATACTAATGTCGCTGGCTTGCGAGCTATTAATACCACCTGCATTACCTACAATACTGCCCCATGTTGCTCCGTTAAATACTTCAACCGCTTCTTGGTCTGTATTAAATCTAACCATGCCCGTTTGACTGTACAAAGTTGGTGGTCGATCACTAGTTCCATTTCCTGATGGAATCGTTACACCATAAGTTCCACCAAAAAGATAATATCCATAACCTGTAGAATTAAATCGAGTAATCTGGTTAGTTGTCGTATTAGTAATACTATTTCCATTAAATTGTACTGTACCTATTGTTACACTACCAGTTCCATTTGGCGTTAAATTTAAATTGGTATTTGAAGTATATGTACTAATTGTGTTTCCGCTAATGTCGATGTTAGTTGTTTTAAAATCAATTGTGTAAAGTTGTGTGCTATTAATATAAGCTGTATTAACACCACCTGCATAAAAATTTATTACATTATTACCTGCACCTGGAGAACTTTCAGTAGTAATATAAGTATTTCCATCAACACTTTGTACTCCGCCTAAATTTGTCCAGTAACCATTTGCATAACCTTCATATCGATTAGTAATGGTATTATACCTAATCATACCATTTGCACCAGCAGGTCGTTGGCCGGTGTTACCAACTGGTATTAGTAAACTGCCATTGTTGTTAATTATTACACTACCAGTACCCTGTGGAGTCAATACTATATTTGCATTTGAATTTACACTACTGATAATATTATTGTAAATACTTAAATTTTGAACTTGTACACTTCCGGTTCCATTGGCTGTAATA